TTTTGAATATTTAACATATCTAATTTACTGCACTATAACGCTAACTATTTTTTAGGTTTATCTTTTTGTTTTACATCGTACTTATTTTTGTTAGTACGGGCAATTTCTAGTTGTTTATTAGCTATATCTTTTTGAGCGTTTATTTTTTCTCTTTCTATACTTAATTTGTCCCGAGATAATTGAGATTTAGTTGTTTCTTTTTCTCTATTAAAACTCATTGTATCAACAAATTCTTGAGACTTTCTCATATCCGTCATGTAATCTTGAAAATCAGATTGTTGATTCTTATCTAAATCGACCATTGATCCCATACCGGCTGCTCTAATCTCAGCTATCAAGATATCTTTTCTACGATCTTTTTCTTTTTCTAAACTTGTATAATCTCTTTCTAACTGAGCTTCTTGAGTTCTAGATTGTAGTTCTTGCTCCAACATTTGTTGTTGTTGTTGCATCTCTTGTTGTTTAGCTTGTTGAAGCTTATCATCTAGTTTTTTAAGAACCGTATTCAATTCTCCTAAAGATTGAGATTGAACAATATTACCTAAATCATATATAGTGGCCCCTGTAGTATTATTACTTTCAGCTATTAATTTTAGTTTTTCTAAAATAGCTCTATGGTTAGCTTTAGTGGTAGCGAAAACATTTATATCTCTGAGTAATAAATCGTTACCGTTTAACTCCATCATAACTCTTTCATCGTTACTAGTACTATACTGCATTCTTAAAGAAGGTTTTGTACTAGCGTAATACTGAGCAAGGTCTGTTCTCATTCTATGGACCCTGGGCATAAGGTAATCCGAGTGTTGTATAAAATAATTTTCTGTCTGAGCGTAAGAACCGGCTACGGCTTGTTCTATACCCCTAGCTGTATCAGTCTGACCGATTTGTTGACCCATACGCTGCGGAGTAACTCCTACTATCTCCATACACTGCAACTTAAAATAATTAGCCAACTGTATTCTAGACATCAAACGATTAGTTTGTTCTAGATTAAGAGTTTGGAAATGTTGAAAGTTTAGCGCGTTTTCAGTATTAGTAATAGATGTATCTAATGGTAAAATCTGGAAATTCTTCATCGCAACATAAGCGTTGGCGTAGTTACCTTTACCCCAATCTTCTCCAAGAGAATGTTTAGGTAAAGAGTTTTGATCTAATAATACCACGGTACCAAGCTCGTCTACTAGAATGTCAGCGATCTGATTATTTACAATATTGTATCCAATTTGAAAAGGTTTTGTAAGATCTACTAATGAAGTAGACTTCGTATTTCTATCAGAAAATACAGAACCTTCTACTGGAATTAAACAACCATATAATGTATTATCACCTTTAAACTGATATTTCAAAGGTCCTAGTTGGTTTTGATTGATCCCAATATAAATAGGATTTATACCACCGGTATTATTCATACCCCAATAAGTAGGTCGATTCGGACCTATTTTTACACCACCGTAGCTTTGGTTAATCCATATCCAATCAATATGTTCACCAAAAATTAAATTATCTTTTGTCTTATTTTTGAACAGTGTTGTATTATAAACAGGTTTATCAGTAATCTTATAATTTTCACCAATTACTTCATTTATTACTTCACCAGCTTCTGTTATTTTAGTAAGATGTCCTACTTTACGCTGAGACTTCCAGTAGCAAGTAGTAACCCTTAACATGGTAGCCATATTAAGATCCCCACCATCTTCAGATTGACTGGTTATTAAACCAACCACATCATTATCGTTAAAACTATTTTCTAACATAGAAGTTAGCTGACGATATTCCAACGAAGGTCTGTTGGTATTCCATTCATGAGATTTAGTAGGATCGTAAAAAGAACCATCGTTTTGTAAACCTCCAATATTATATCCTGCAGATCTTACCGGGTATAGCGACTCTAAAGATTCTTGTTGTTCTTGTGTCATTAACCAGCCATACTTATCAAGAACATCCGGTATAGTCATAATATCTAGCTTACCTACATAGTTACTTTGAGATATATAACGTACCTCCGGAGACTTGTGATAAAAAGTTAAAACCGGATTCCATAGTTCTATTTCATAATCGTCTTCTCCCATTCTAAAATGCCAGAACTCTCGGTCAGTAATCAACATATCTCTAAACGCTCGCTCTTCAAGTTCTTCCATACTAAATCTCTGATCATCTATTTTCATTTGTTTAGTAGCCCACTGTTCAGCAATACTTTTATAACTCTTAGTATAGAAATCTTGTATTTCAGGTAAAGTTTTAAGATTTTCTCTGGACATCTGCTTCTCCATGTACTCTTGTACTTGAGGATCTTCAGGATCTAAACCCTGTTCTAACATCCCAATCATCATTTTTTCTTCAGCAATTTGTACAAGATAGTTTTCTATATCAGCTCTTTTCTTCTCCATTAATTCGTTATAAGAGTAATCATCTACAGCAGTAAACTGTATCATAGTATTTCTCTTAGCAAACTCACTGGTTAATACATTAATAATGTTAGGAATTATAGGATAAAATTTTAATTCTAACACTGAAGACTCGTTACCGGAAGAAAGAGTTTCTACTAAATCTAAGTATTCGTTATCATTCTCTACTATATAATCAGACTTGTCAATTTGACCTTTAGCGAGTTTGTAATTTTTCATAAGTCTAGTAGCGTTCTTACGTACCTGACGTATTCCCATCCACTCTAACCAATCCATATTCCAGGCACACCATTCATCGTCTTTATCTTTAGAAGACAAAAACTGTATAGGTTGAGTAATACTACTCATTCTATTATAATCTACTTTAGCACCTTTCTTTAACTGTAACGCGTTATATATTTGCATTATCGTATATTTTTAAATGGATTTCTTTTAATACTATTTAAACCACGAGATTTACCTCCTATATGTCTAAATGGACTTATAGATAATTTACTCATTTTATTCGACTTGTCAAAGTTAGTAGTTTGTACACGATCTATTCTCTTTTTATAACCCAGGGATGAAATTTGTACCTTGGCAAAGGATATAAGAGCTGCTAACGAAACTAATCTGTCCACGTTTAACCCATCGACATAGGCTAACATTTCTTTCATAGCCATTATATCAGGTATTCTTTCTATACCATAATACTTCTTTACGATAGTCCCATCAGTTTTACTTTCTTCATCAATAGTCTCTTTGATAAACTCTATCAAGTAAGATAACATGTGAGCTTTAAATAATTGGCCGGTGTTTTTCCAACCGTATTCTTGATACACATTTTTGTTAGAACCAAGATCTTTTAAAAAAGTAATCTGATCTTTTGGTACAAGATATTTTTGTTTTTTGTGAAATATCATGTGTCGAATAAATAACGACACGTTACTTTCTACAATAGTCCAAGCGTTGTACGCTTCTATCATGTGTTCAAGACGTTCATGAGTTTTATTGATATCATCAAATCTACCACACCACCAAGCAACAATACGATCTCTTTCTACATAAACCGTGGTTTCATCACCTTCTATTTTAGTTACTTCAACAGGATTCTTGTAGATATAAATAGAACATAACGATTCACTCGTAGTTGTTTTACCTTCTCCTACCGGGTCAATTGAAGCGTAATAAGTTCCCCACGGAGCGTTAGGATCAGGTTTTTCTGTAATAACAACTACTCCTGATTTATCTATCATTTTTTTATCAACCGGAAAATCTTTAATTGGTAGCTTAAAAGTACTTTTAAATTCAAATTTACCTTCCAGTGTTTTTACTAAATCAATATACTGTATAGAATATTCTTTATCTTCTATTAGTTTAATCTGGTGATTAATTAGGTGAGTAGGAAAAATAGATTCTTCACGATTAGCAAATGCTTCTTCAATAGTTCTTGGATGCTGAGAAATCTCTAACTGATAATCTCTAGGATCCATATTAGCTTTACACTTCTCAAAATATTCGTCAAGTGCCTCTAAAGATTTTTCTACAAGACTGTTTCCATACTTATCTATGTAAGGAGGCATGGACCATTGTTCCGGAATAAACAAACCTGATTTTCCAAAAGTCCTTTTATTATTTATCAAATCCGTCTCGACAGAATAAATGTCATTTATATCAGGATTTAGAATAAATTTTTTAAGAGGACCACACTGACTGAGATCACCGACAGAACCTGCTATAATAAATAATCCAGTAGTCATCATACCGGATTTCATAGCTGGTCTCATATAACCGTAAGTTAAATCTGCAGTAGGAGCGATACCACCCTCTTCGTAAAAGAAATACGTACACGGCCCACCGACACCATTTGTAGGATCTTTCTCAAAAGACATACCTTGAAGAACTCCCTTTAAACCGGTTTTAGTTTTACGACCATTAATAGTCTCTTCAATTTGTTGTTGCCAAATAAGAGTTTTACCAGGATTCATCGGTCTAATCCAAGCGGTATGAAGATCTAAGAAGTTACGATATTCGTCTAAGAATTTCCAAGAACCTTTTTCGTTAATATAATCTTTAAGACTAGCACCCATTTTTAAAATAGGTGTTTCTTCAAACCAAATCTGATTGATTAATTTGGCCATGTGAAAATAGGAAGACGCTATCTGACGTTTCTTAAGAATAGCCGCGTGTTTATAATGTAGTTCGGCTAGTATTTCGTATAGAGCCATGTGATACTGAGCATCTCTTACATCCGGAAAACTAAATCTTCTTAATTCTTTATTATTAATAGGTAAGAAATTTAACCACATATAATAATCTCTACTCAAATACCAAACGTTATCGTTATTTTTAAAAATAACTCCTTTACGACATTTGTTTTTTTGATCATCCCAGTATTTCTTATAATCTTTACTTTTATAAGGGGCTGCACAGAAATATTGGTTAGTATTAAAAAACCGAGCTTGTTCGTTAAATATTACTGAAGTTTCATCAAACTCATATTTACCGGGTTCTCTAAACACAGAAAGTACAAATTCTTTAAATTCATCTCTGGTTTCAAATACAGTTTCTAACCATTCACCATTATCCCAGGTTGGTACAGTTATAAAATTACCATCATTATTAGGAGATACCATTATTGATCATAAGCTTTTTCTCTATTACCTCTAGTACGAGTTTTTTGTTCCTCTTCAAGATCTCTAAGAACTCCTTTAAAAGATAGTCGTATATCCTGAAAATCTTTAGCCGCCCGGAGAAGTGCTGTAATATTACCGTCTCTCCCAGAAGTAATTTCGCTAGTTTCTAAATATTTTGCTAATCTATCTAACATACTTCTTATTCCATTGTAAGCTCTAACTGTAGGAGTTTCGTAAAGTTTACTACAAAACGCTATAGCCTCAATAATTAAATCATCTTCAACAGAAAAATCTGGATTAACTTCTAATAAAATAAGCTCTTCTTTATCTTCTTCCGGAACATTAAAGAAAGGATTATTCTGAGGATCCGGACAAGTTTTATAATAGAGGTAAGTATAAACCTGGTTATAACTATCGGGATATTCTTCCATAAGTCGTTTAAGAGTACTCAGTGTATAACAATGTTCTGTTGCTGTTACTTTACCATTTTGTATATCAAAAAGTCTTATGTTCATTTTAAAGATTTTACATACAACCAAACTTTAACCATATCTTCTTTAGTTATTCTCAAAACATGGGTATTAACCCCTTCAATATCAACCAATACTTCGTAAATAGATTTACCATCCTCATCAAGTTCGTCTTCAGAATAATTTTCTGAATCATTATCATCAGGATGATAATCTCTAATACACGCTAATTTTGTAAGATCGATTATTTCTTTATCGTAAAACACATTACCTTTTATACCTAATTCTATATCTCGTTTATTAAATAAAGGGATTACTACTTCAGCAAGAGTATCGCTCAACCAAAATAATCCATCTACTTGTGGTTTATCTATCATTTTTTAGTTTTATTTTCGTGTAACCAGTTAATAATATCGATTACTTCTCTTTTTAAATAAGGTACTTTGTATTCTATTACTTCTTTAACTATTGGATCACCAACATCGTTCAATTTAGTAATAGGATATCCAAATTGATTTTCATCGTCTGTTTCAAAAATTACATGTTGTAAAGATAAGTTTCTTGGTTTAAGTCTGTGATTATGTTTAAGAATAATATACATATATATACTCAATTGAAGAGCGTAATGATTTAATTCACAATCGTCAAGATGAGAAACAGGTTTTAAAAGTTTTTTACTAACTCCTTCCCAGTTTACAAAACCTTTAGTTTTAATTTCTTTGTTAGTTTTATAATCAGTAATATCAACATATTCACCAACTATTTCTACTCTATCGGATTGACCACATATCGCTGCAGATTTAAGATATACAAAGTGTTCTGGGTATATTCCTGGTACTAATTGTTGTTGAGGAGATAATTTAATATTGTTTTCTATAATAGGTTTTATTATAGGTAACTCAATACCGGAACGAGAAATTGTTTCTAAAGAAAGAACATCTCCCTCTCTTTGATTATGATACCAGGTACCTAACTTATTGGCTCTATCTCTTTCATCATCCCATGCTTTAACTATTAATTCAGGTTTTACACCGTACCATTTAGATTTTTTGTTTTTACTAACTTTTTCCGCTGTGGTAACACTATCAAAAGGTTCTTTAAATTTTCCTATTAAATTTGTTACACTTATCCAATCCACAGGATCGTTTAAATCTAGACTAGTGTATTTGTGATCTTTTTCTTCAAATTTTAGTATCATAAATTTTAGCTTTTAAATGTTGTTTTATTCCTTAACTATTAAATAATCACGATTGGTTTGGGTCATAATTAATATCATTATAAAGTTTGTCTTCTTCTTCTTGAGTTAAAACAGCACCCCATCTTTTTTCTGGATGAGGACATTCTGAAGATAAAGAACGAGTTTTAAATTTTAAATTACATCCACAAATAGAACAACAAGGTTGTGTTCCAGGTATCATACAATTAGTACCTTCTATATCAAAATGTTGACAAGTTCTACAAGAATACATTCTAGATTCTGCAATCTTTTCTATGTGTTCTTTCTTACTAATAGTATTAGAAACTCCTTCTAATATTTGACAAATATTTTTCCAGATTTTTTTAAATAGCATCTTTTGATTTTTTTAATTTTTTACGTTCTTTTTCTAAAGCTACCATATCAATAGCTCTTTCTACTTTAACTATTCTATTTTTAAGGTACATCTTTTTATCATAACCAACGAAAGTAGAAGTATTACACTTTTCTAAACCGGCTTTTAAAATATCAAGTTGCTTTTGAAGCTTTGATTTTTTTATAGTAAATACTCCAATTTTATGAAGATTGATATTTATATGTTCAATATTGGTAAGATTAGATCTGATAATGGAATAATAGAATTTCATTACATCACCTACTACAGACTCAGGTATTTTAACCTCATCCGCAACTTCTTTGTAAAGTGTTTTAGCTTTTCGAGGAATCATCTATATGACCAATTTTAAAATTAAGAAGAATATTACCAGTTACCTGAAATTTTAAATTTTCATTTATAACTATTTTTTTCTTAGTACCTTCAGTTTTATAAATAAGACTATACTTTTCAAGTTTAGATATAATATTTCTAACTGTTTGAGTAGATATAGAAGGTTCTTTACCACTACGATCTTTTCTCCAAACTTCTAGTTTTTCTAAATACCACTTCTGAGAAATTTCTGTACAAAATTTACTTAAATTAGTTTCTCCCAATTTAGCAAGTTTGATAAAACATTCTATATCACTTTCTGTAAGTAATATTTTATTTATAAAACAATGAGTAATAAGTTGGTATTGAATAATATCTTCTAAAGACATCAATACCGTTTTGTTCACAATTTTTGTTGTGGCCATCGGTATTATTTAGAAGGTTCTTGTTCTTTTTCTTCTTCAGGCTTTTGATTGATAGTAGCCTGTATATGTAGATATTTGAGATAGTTTTCCAAACGTTTTGTTTGGAACTCCTGAATCTCGCACTGTAATTTTTCTACAACGTGTTGAGCTTGTAGTAACTCAGTGCGAGAATTGTAATACTTTACTAAGATTTTATTCCTTTCTCGTATTTCTTCAGGAGTCAATTGTTTTTCTTCAGTGTGTTGGTTTTCCATAACTAATTTTTGTTAAAGTTATGGTAAAAAAGTTAAACTATCAAAAGTTAACTATTTTTTAGAAAACACAGACCAAAGAGCTCCGGTTAATGTTAGTACACCACCGATAATTTCAGCTACTAAGTTTTCATCTAGAAGACCTTTAGCTACAAGTAAACCGCCACCGAATGTTAATACGTGACGAAGTACTCCTAATACCTGTTCTTTTTTCATGTTGAACGTTTTTAGTGAATTAATAAAATCTAAGTTAATTAATTTCATTGACTTCTTTAAAGAAGTTAGTTAAAAATTTACCAATTACTCCGGCTAGTAAAGTACCGCCAACTACTAATTTCATACCTAAAGGTCCAAAAGTTTCTTTCAAAATTTCGTAAGAATACAATTCTCCTAAAGCTATAAAAGTAGATACAGCTAGTAAAGAGTCTCCAAGCTTTCTCATTGCGCGAGGAGTTGGTGCTGAATAATAAGACCACTTTATTTTAAATTTATTCATTTTTCAGTTTTAGCTTTTATATAACCGGTTAGTTCTGATAAAGAAGAACTTATTTGAGTTAACTGAACACCGAATCCTAATAACTGGGCCGATAGTTTTTCGTTAGACTCTTTAGCTTCTTCTCTAACGTATTCTATTTTTTTAGACAAATCTTGTTCTTTTTCTTTTACTTTATCATGAAGATGAGTAATCTGATTAGCTGTAGTTGTTTTCATCTCAGTAATTATTTGAGCATATTCTACTTTTAAATTAGTAATTTCAAAATTAAGATTATCACACTTAATAGTAACCCTAGTGGTTGATTCTCTCAAGGCATATAGAAAACCCAAAATACTTACTAATCCTAAAACAATCGCTATAACATCTTTTGTACCAAAACTTAATTGTGTTACATCCATTTTTGAAAATTTATAAACAGTATTATATAATATAACATATCTTACACAATTAAACTAATTTTTTGTTTAATTTTATAAGATCTTGTTTTACATTATAACTTGGACATGCTTTATTTGAAAACTCGTTGTGTCCATGAAAAGTAATACCCGGTAGTTTATTTTTTAAGGTAAAGTAAATAGTTTCAAAAATTTGTTTCTGTTTAGAAGTTCTGTTATCTATAGCTTTTCCTGAAGGTAATATTCCCCCGATGTAGGATATATGAATTGTATCGCCATTTATACCGGCTACACCATTAGCTATTTTGTTAAACTCCTGGAGTAAAGTCCAGGAACCGTCAGGAGTAACGATAATATGATAACCAGGGTTATTCCATTTTAATACCTTTTTCCAATAATCTTTGATAGAACTGACCGTAGCCGCTTGATTTGTAGCTGTACAGTGAAAAACAACACGAGTTATTTTTCTAGTTATTTTATAAGAGTTAATATAAGCAATTAACTCTCCAATATTTTTACAGGTAGGCTCAGCTTCTTTAAACTCTCCTACAATCATTTCTTCTTCAGGATCCGAAAAATCTTCTTTAAATTCTTGCTCGTAAACAGGATTAATATTTATAGGAATATCTTTAGTAAGAATTTCCCACGTTTTTGGTCCGACTATACCATCTGTTTTAAGTTCATTTTGTTTTTGAAAATTTTTTACTTTATTCAATGTAAAGTTTCCAAAAAAACCGTCGTCTTTTATGTTTAAAAGTTGTTGGAGTAATTTTACTTTAATTCCCCAGGCGTGTGATTTAAGTATCATAAGTATTTAAAAAATAATGAATAATCGTTATCAGGTGTAGTATTACCTCCGTGATACGGTTGTCTTATAGTACTAAACCAAGAAGTATCAGGAGCTTTTAAAATCCAACTTTTTCTATTTGCTTTAAATAGTACATTATGTTTGTTTACTACTATGTTTAGTAAAGCTATTTCACCCTCTTTAAGAATAAGAAAAGGGAAGTCAAATTCTTTGTTAAAGTTTCTGTTTATATAAGGTATTATTTGCCAGTAATCTTCTTGAGGATTGTATTTATACGCAAACATTACTGCGTTTTTATTAGGTTTGAGACCAAAAGATATACCACACAATTTATTCCAATCATCCTGGTCATCACAAGTATATCTTGAATCTTTAGTAAACTGAACGTAACCTTTTACTCTTTTAGTAAAAGGTGTTATCTGCCATATACGAGGCTTAGAAAAATGTTTACCTTTTGTAAATTCAAAAATCATTATTCTTCTATTTTTAATAAAGATATAAAACTTTATTAAAAGTTTCCTTTTGTAGATTCAAACCTAGGATTTTCCAGTTAATAGTCGGTTTTCTACTGCCCGTCTTCGTAATATTGGATATGTTCATTCTATTTCATCGATGTATAATAATACTATTTTCTGTATTTGTAAATAATCTTTACCTTTACCAAAAAAAAATTATGGTATTCAAAAATAGAGCTCATGTAGAAACTACAGGTTTAAAAGGTAGAAAAACATTTATAGAAAACTCTTTTCAAATTTCTAAACAATTAGACTCTTATTTAATTGCTAGTAAATTAAACGATAAAGGTATTTCTCATCATTTTAAAGACGACGGTTTCTGGGAAGCTTGGATAACTTTATGGATGAGTAAAAATATAAAACCAGGTTCTTATTGTATAGACGGAGGACCTAATTATGGATATTATACTTTCTTATTAGAGAAAAAAAATTGCGAAGTATTAGCTATCGAAGCTAACCCTGAGATAATACCGTTTCTTGAAAAGTCTATCGAATTAAATAATTGTGCATCTAAAGTTAAAGTTATAAATAAAGCAATAGTCGATGTTACCGGAAACGTTATCGAATTAAATATTTTAACTAGTAGTTTAAATTCTACTATAATTTACCAACACCCGGACGGACCTGTAGAAAAGACAATTAAGGTAGAAACAATTGCTTTAGACTCTATAGATAGACCCGTTGATTTTATTAAATTAGATATTGAAGGAGCTGAAGAATTAGCATGGAACGGTATGCAAAAACTTCTTGAAAGAAATCCTCAATGTGTTGTTTTATTAGAATTTGTTTATCCTCATTATTTAGAAAATGGGAAATATTTCTTCCAATCGCTGTCTAAAAATCATAAATTAACTTATGTGGATTATAACGGTAATGAACAACTTTTTACAGAAAGTATGTTAACTGAAGATAAAGAACCTTATCGAATGGTTGTTATAAGATCTTTGTAAGCTTTACATTAATTATAATTTATAATTAAAAGGTATGATCTATATAAGTTTTGTATCTATTTAATAATATTTTTTTACCCTTATACCAGGCAGCACACTCGTAAAAATCTTTAGGACAAGTTTCTTGTAATAACTGAATTATTCCTTCAGGTTTTTTATAAATACCTTCAGGTATATTAAAATAATCTGAACAAATAGTCCAAGGTCCTTTCATAGGTATTGTAGTACCTTTACCACCAAACATTTTATAAAATATTCGACCGGTAATAGGAACAATAGAATAAGCGTGATAAGAATAAGGGACTTTATTTTTTTTTAAATCAAAAAACCCATCTATTATTTTTTTGATTATTGTATTATTAGGAGTACATGCTATAAAATGTGGATTTATTAATCCGTTAGATGGTTTTGATAATACTGTTAAAAATGACACATCTTTACCCAGGAATAAATCGATAGATTCGATAGGTTGTATATCAATATCAGCATAAATCCCACCGAATTTGTATAAAATACAAACCCTAAAAAAATCAGATTTTATAGGCCCGTCTTTTACAGAATCAAAAAATTCAAGATATTTATCATGATAATTTTCTTGTAAAAATTTTCTACAATCCTCATCAGTATAAAACTCAACTTTATATTCTTGATTTAAGTTTTCCCAATTAGGAATAACGTAATCAGGTATATTATGATTTTTATACGTAAGGTAAATTACTTTTGGTATCATAACTCAAAAATAATAAATTTTTTGTACTTCCGACCGGACTCGAACCGGTACGAGCAAGCTCATGGGATTTTAAGTCCCACCGTTTACCACTCTCTTTTTTCGCCTCGGTTACTACCAGGTACCAATAACGTATAACCAAAGAAAGAAAGAAAGAACAATTAGTATAGAGAAAGATCAAAAGACTCTAGGAAACAACTAAATTTTTTTTGGGTATTTTTTTTGGTCTAAGTTAGAGTGAGGAGAGGGGTGGTACCAAACTCACCCCCCGTCAGTGCTTCGAACCCCCTACCCCCTACATGTTCTAGCGTTAGTGTTTCAAACGTCCGCTAGGATTTGAAAAAAAATATCTAGGGGAAGTATATTATATGTATAGTGTATAGTAATGTATAGATGATACTATGATGATTATAATAAGATGATGTCTAATAAATTATACAAAGAAAAGAATTGTATTGTTATATAATAGTAATAATAATAGTATATAGGTATATTAAGACTGTTTTTATATCAACTTACATATCAGAACCACAAACTTTAAAGCTATGAAGACAAGAACGGTATTAATTGAAGTAGTTTGTGGTGACTCAAAAGAGTTGTTACAAACACAAACTAAGTTAAACCAGTGGTCAACTACTGGTTTATTAATCAAGTATGATATTACAAGCAGTGCTACGCACTACTTGTTTAGGGTCTTACTAAAGAAAGAGGGTGAATAACCCTCTTATTTTTTTTATCAACCTACATATTAGAGTTATAAAATTTATAGCCATGAAAAACGTAGTAACATTTATAGGCTGTGTTAGCCTATCTTTCTTAATCGCTAGTTTTGTAGCCGGGATGATGACGCTAGGAAGCGCGTTTAGTTTCAACGAATACAACGTATTTGCTTGGATAGTACTAATAATGTACTATACAACTACTACTTGTTTCGCCATCTACTGGTGGTACGAAGATGTAAAAGAGTGAGTTTATACTCACTTTTTTTATATCAACCTACTTGTATGAGTCTTAGTACCAAATCTTAAACCAATGGCTAAAAGCGAATTAGTTCTCTTGTTATCACAATTGTGTAACAAGAAAGGTTGGAATCTTACTGTTAAGTAAGCCTTGACCAAGATAGTAGACTTAGCGTCTACTATTATTTTTTCATATCAACCTACTTTTTCGAGTTATTGTATCAAAATCTTACTATATGTTACACACGTATTCGGTGATTAAGAGGAACAACTGTGTTTTTAATCACCTCGAATGGGAGGCTGCTAAAGCTATAGCAGAAGAAGGAGACTTATTACTCACCATTAAAGACAATCACATTTCTAACATCCGTGAGTTAGAACGTGTAGATTGCTATTATGGTAAACAGTTTGAGTCTACAAATGGTGTGATTACACCGTTCTATCAATAATAAACAAGGTGCTATAAAGTGCTATTTATATATGAACAAGCAATGTATTGTCATATTTTAAGGATTAGCAGCCTTGTTTATTATTTTTTTATATCAACCTACATTATTGAACACTAAATTTATACTATGAACAAAAATGACCGTTTTGTAATGTCGGCTATAGTAGCCGGTGTTATTATTATGTTGTACGTATGTGTATCATCTATGATGTACATCAAGTGTATAACTAAAAGTAAAACCGAGATTGACATGTGTGAGTGTCAACAGAAGTTTCGTCCTTGGAAATCAAACCCTGATTGTTTATGACAGTCGGGGCTGAAGTCCTTGTCTATGGTCAAAGGACCAGGATAAAGGAAGTATCGCCAGGCGGATCGGTAAGTTTCACGACCAAGATCAGATTACCTTGTGGTAGCTGGACCTATTACCTCGGAATATTTGAGGTGAGCGCTATTAAGCCCGTTAACGTATAAAGTTAGCGGGTTATTCTTTTTAGGGTAAAAATACAGGTTGGTATAAAACTCAAAAGTTTAATATCAACCTACTTAATAGAACCTTTGTACCAAAAAATATACACTTATGATAGAATCATTTATTGACTTCAGGAAAGGAAATACTAATCCTGAAGAATTACCTGTTGTGTTAAACAAAAGACAGTTCGAGACTTTATTAGGTCTTATCCCTGTAGCAAGTAATGGGGGTTATCTAAAAAGTATTTCGTTTGAACTAATCGAAGACTTGAATGATTTAGAAGTATCAGACAAAGATTACGTTGAAAGGGTTGAAGAATATGTTAACAATTACTTGAATAGAAAGTCTATTCAGGATATGGTTAGCTTTCGCCACCACACACCGACTCTTTACAACGAGATAGGAGTTATTACAGCACCTGTGGAGTGTTACTGAGATGTAGTCGAAGTTTCCCCAATCATTGACTGTTAAAAGGTAATCCATTAGGATTATCTTTTTTTTTCATATCAACCTACCTATTAGAATACAAAAACGGATACAATCCTAGCAGTGACACGGCGTTGGGCTATATGTAAGTAGTTACCGTTTTTTTTCTAAAGTACTCCTGATTAAATTGGTATGATTACTCTAATTTTTCATATCAACCTACTTAATAGAACCATAGTACCAAAAAACAAAGTACTATGAAAAATTCGTTAAAAGCTATCTACATTGATAGCAACCCACAGACAGGCGTTAATTTCTTCGCCATTGATAGCGACAACCAAGCCCTTTTGGATAAGTTCCAAAAAGCCCGTGGTAAGTACGCTAGTACCATTACCGATGAATTTTCGGATTATTTCGGTATGCCGAAGTACAGTACGAAATTCAAAGCCGCGGATTTTAACATCGGTTTTTCGGAAAGTGGTAAAATAATCCACTTAGAAGACGAAACCGATAAGTTAGTCAAACTAGTGGGTACCTATCAGGGTGCGGTGGCTGATAAACTTGCGGATAGGGTTGCTGACCTAATCTTCAAGCAACACACCAAGAAGGCTACTGTAGCACCACCTACACTAGAACAGCCTGAGTTCGTTCCAAGCGAAAATGATGCCGACTTTGAAGATTAGTCATTGGGTAGCACGTCAATACGACGTGTTACCTTTTTTTTTCATATCAACCTACCTATTAGAATACAACACAGCCACGTCTCCGACCAAGAACATGATCTTGTTCTAGGTCTTGTATCAAGATCTGAGTCCTCCTCCAGAACTAGTTCAAGATTAACGATTAGAATCCTCTATTCCATGTCTTGGAGAGGTTTTTGTTCTTGTAGACTAGTCTCACGTTTTAGATCTCTAGGAGAGTCTAGATCAAGTTACTTGAGTCCTCTGTCTAGATTCCTAGATTCCAAGATTTTTTTCATATATACCCTACTTTTTAGAATCCAAGGGCTTATGTCCTAGAACCTAGATACAAGAGCCTCGTACCTCGATCTAGACCTAGAACAAGTTCCCGAGTCATTTACACGTTTCATTTTTCATTCACAAATCCTAAAAAACAAGGAGGACACCATGAGCAATTTAATTGCTAAGTATCACGACTCTTATAAGAGCGTACAAAAAGACCCTAAAACCGGTAAAGAGATACTGGACGAAAACGGGCGCAAGATCTTGACTGCAAAATTCATCTACACCGTTGACGGTGAAGAAGAAGATGTTCAAAGATACTTGGACATCAAAGCGGACGAAGGTTACGACATGTTCGACCAGGCCTTGGGTAAAGTTCTGTTCTTTACACCACAGTTCCACGGTAACGACATCGAGTTAAAGATCACTACGAACGACAACATCGTTGTTGATACTAGTGAAATGGATCGCGTTAAGTCGTTCGTAAAAGCGAACGGTGGCGATTGGGGCCAGGTCGTAACCCAGAAAGCGTTGGCCGAACTAAACTTCGGTAACATCTTCGCTGCTCCGGCCAAGAAATCTGTTACTAAACCTCAACCAAAGGTAGAGGAAAAAGTTACAGGTGAGGATAACGGGCCAGAAGCGGATTTAGAAAACTAGTTATATGAATTAGTTGTGGTTCATAAGTGATTGATAGTGAGAGAGTTGGAGAGGTATTGTTACCTCACCCTCTTTCATTGTCCACTTAATTGTACGAGAATCAGAACTGGGCGCCCGGCGCACCTCATAGCTAGTCTCTAAGAGAGTAGATACACTTATACTTGAAACACTATACTCGTTATAGTGTTTCTCGTATACTTGTTTCGTATACTCACTTACTTGTTTTATCATTTACTTGGTTCTTGTATCTGGTAACCGAGGGTTTGATTCCTCTTTCTTTTATTTTAGTATCCAGGTGATTAAGGCGTGAAAATCGTGCGTTGATTATTAATCAGGTTCACCAAATCCTAAAATATTATGAATAAAGTAATTAAAGTTGCTCTTGAATCTAAGTTTCCATCTGAGAAAGGTTTCGGTATTACTCGTATACTTGAAGTAATCGAGGCCACACCTAATCCTACGATAGCTACCGAAATCTTGTTAGGTATCTACGAGGAGCCTGTAATCCCCCATAAGAACGTAATCCATAAAAATGAAGGAGAACTTACGTTCGTATCTTACAATAAATGGCAGGACAGGGTTAACTACTCTTATGATCAAATCGAAACTAGAAGCGCGTACTTTCCTAAAAGTATAGACAAGTCTGAAGTTACTCTTGAAAACTTCGATAAGTTGCGTGTTAGTTATGAAGATGGTATGGTACAAAGTATATCTATTCCTACAGGTAAAGTATTAAAGAGAACTTCTTATGTATCTCTTGAGACCTGGAATAGTTATCCAGAGGTACCTAAAGTAGTACACGCGTTCATTGACTACTCTACTGAAGAGTAGTAAAAATTCCCATCCCCGAAAAGTTAATCACTTAGTAAGGGTTGGTTTAATGCACCACCATCCAGTAATGGGTGTTCTTCTTACGTGGATATAAAGACTTCTTAGAACCGTGTCACCTCTCAAATTCTGAGTGACTTAAAGCTGATAACAGTAAACGAGCTAAGATGTGAAACCACACTGATTAAGACTATAGTGGTAGGGCAAAGAGTCCTTATCTGATCTCTTATCAGTCTCCCAAGGGTGAGCAGTTGTAATAGTGATAGACATGTTAGTTATATAAGTTGAATGTCCTTAACAGGAGTCATCATATCCCTGAACTAATCAAGTTATGTTTTAACAAACCTCTGAACTTGACTATTTAACTATTACAACTGAGTGCAGAGGAACCTTTTTTCTCTTAATTGATTTGAGTTTACTCTTGTAGACTCTTATCCGGTATTGGTTTGGTACACCGGTACTGTTAAATTACTTATGATGTTTTTTGTTATCATGCTGAAAAATCCTCTAGTTACTCCCGCGCTATAGGTACAAGTTAGGTAAGACTTGGTAAGCGGGAGCGTAGAACATAGTCAAACCGAGAAGTGTCACCTAAACACCTTACGCGATATAAGCGTAGTCCCTCAAAAGGGTGGATCGGCTCCAAGAATATCTAGACTTGTGTTCAAAATTATATGTACAGAGTCCTGACTAATTATCAGGAACAGTTTGCGGCATTGTTTATAATGCCGACTCTTAAGTACCCTGAAATAACGGGTATCGTATGTAGCCGGCGGTAATTGGGTTAGTACCGTCGGTTTTACTTTGTCACCAAATCCTTCTATATATGATTTCACCTATCATTACTCTTTCTAACGATAAGAAAGTTATAAACTTTTCGTCTCCTCATGATTTTCATTTTGTTGATGGTACTATTTTACCCAGGATATCTGACGAAGATGCCGAGCGTTTAAAAGTAACATTCATCGAAAATGTACATGATAATGGCGATGTTGAGTTATCCTTTACCCTGGGTCCAGAAGTACATACCAGGATGATGGAATGTAAAACGTTATGGGATAATGATCTAGTAGACGTTGTTTACTGTCCGTTACCTATGATTACCGCTCTCAAAGAATCCGGGTATGATCTCAAAAACTCTCCGTTTCGAGCAATTCGTGTTGAAGACCGTATCAAAAAACTTGTCTCTATCGACAAACAATGTATTTAAGAAATAACAAACCAAAGAATAGTTCAGCACATTTCAAACATCAATCTGCTAAATTGAATTGTATCTATTCTGTATTTGTTAGTAACCCGTCTCTTTTAGGGATGGGTTACACATCTTAAGCGTTTCCAGGAAACAGGTACTGGTGTAAAGTCCCGATGAAACCAATCTCTGACGTGTCGAGAGTTTGGTGATATATCCGGTAAGCATGGGAAACGTATTTTTTTACTATCTTAATCTCCGATATGAAAAATAATTTTGCTTTTAGATTAGTCTTACTAATCGTAATGATTCTTCTTATATCTGCTCTGTACCTTACTTTTATAAGATTCGGATATATTACTTGTGTTGATAAAGCCGGTTCTAATCAAAAAAAACTTTGTGCTTGTGAAGTAAAATGGTTAGATAAAGATAATAATTGTGGGTTTGAATAAACGGTAAACATTGATCCGGAAGGTTTCTCTTCAAAATACGCGGTGAAAATCGCGACGTACATGTCCCCTGGAAAGGACGGTTTTTATAATTGATATTTAACCTGGAAGTGTGCGAATGAGTTCCAAGCTTGACCCTAACGTAAAGTCGAGGGTGCTAATACTAAACTTTTATTACATGAATTTGAAAACACAAATTATTGACAAATTATTCTCAGGAAACGAACATGAATTGGACGCCTCAGAAAGAGTATTTATTGCTAAGTCTTTAAGTACTACAAGTAAAAACTCTATTTTAGAATCTATTACAAATAAAGGTACGTGTGACAAACATAATAAAAATTGTCAACATGTAGCTTTAGATTTAACTGATGAAGAAATGAATAATCTTCAAAAAAAAGCTTTTGATACGATAATTACATCAGCTTCTTTAGAAGATGTTTTAGTAACTTTTATCAGTGGTTTAAAAGATTCTGAAATAGTTTATCTGTTAGATCTAAGTTTTATCAATCTTGCTCGTATAGAAAAAAACGAAAGAATGTCTAAAGATTTGAATTTATTAGGAGATAGATTAAGAAAGTTAAAAGATTTTTTAGATAAAAATAATAGTTAACTTTTAAAACCTAACTTTATGACAAAAAGAGATATCAACCAGACAATCAAAGATTTGAAAAAAGAGATAATTAAATTATCTTTACAGGAAACTCGTTTAAATCATGAATCTGACGATTATTACGAACAGATTTCTGAGATTAAATCGATGAAAGAAGAATTTAATGAAGAAATAAGTTTGCTAACTTTAGAGTTAAGTGAGCTTGAAGTTAAGTATTAGATTTGGTGAATAATACTAAGGGATGTTTCAGCACATTATAAAAGCCAAAATTGAGGATTTTGTTTTATTACATCCCGTTTTTTATTATCTAAATTCTAGTAAAAATTCAGCGGAAGTTAAGTCGGTAACTTCAGTGGTTCGAATCCACTTCCGCTACAATTACCTTAATATCCTATAAAAGATAGGTGGTAACTTTAAAGTATCCATCACGTCAGTAATGACGTACCAAGATGGGTCTTTGCCCGGGTTTAAAGGTTAGATCAGCAAATTACATCTACAAACATGTATTAGTTTAGTTGTAAAAGGGGGAAGTTCGTAATCGTCAATTTGATGAGCGAATTAAACTAACCTGATTGCCCAAAAAATTCGCTCTATCGATTTGATAGAGCGGATTTCCCTCTCATTATTTTGTCACCAAATCAATTACCAAATATGAGTTTATTAAATGCTATGAGAACTAAAGATTCTCTAACCAACAATGGTGCTGTTACTAACAGTACAAGTCTTAACTTTTGTTTAGACATGTTTTTCCTGGCCGGAGCTTCGCGTAATATGTCTGAAGAAGATATAATTCTAGTATTCGAAAGAGCTTTTGGTCAAAACCCTTTGACAACAATTAGAGTGTTGTTCTGGGCCCGTGATGCGCGTGGAGGTGCTGGTGAGAAAAGATTCTTTCAGATAATCTTATCACATATTCAGAAAACTTATCCGGATGTATTTACCAAAATATATCCATTAGTTTATGAATACGGATATTTCAAAGATCTCTTCAAGATGCGTCCTACACAGGAGTTATTAAATTACTTTGCCTGGGCGTTGAGTCATCATCCTCAAAGAAATCTTCTGGCTAAGTATTTTCCTCGTAAAGGGAAATGGTTTAACTCTTTTCGTATCCACCAGGAAGAAAAGCCTAAGACGCTTAGAAAGTTTCTCGTAGAGATGACCAAAGTAGTTGAGACACAAATGTGTAACAACGAATGGGATGCTATTGAGTACTCTAAGGTTCCGTCTGTAGCCATGAGAACTTACGCTAAGTCTTTTGGTAAACATGATTATCCTAGATTCAGTCAGTACATCCAGGACGTACTTAAAGGTGATAAGAAAATAAACGCTTCGGTGTTATTTCCTAATCAACTTTACAGAGCGTATTTGATGAATGAATCAGAAGATCAGGTTCAGGCTCAGTGGAACGCGTTACCAGATTACCTTACTAAGTCGGAAAATCATCGTATTTTACCGATATGTGACGTATCGGGAAGTATGTCAGGTTTACCTATGGAAGTATCTGTTTCCCTGGGGGTATATATTAGTGAAAAGAATCGAGGTATCTTCAAGGATGCTTTTGTTACTTTCTCTAAAGACCCTAAAATACAGATACTACAAGGTAATCTTTATCAGAGATTTCGTCAGTTAGATACTGCAGAATGGGGTATGAATACAGATTTAAACGCTGTGTTTAGTCTTATTCTAGACTCGGCTGTAAGAGAGAACTTACCAGAAAACGAGATGCCGACATCACTTCTTATCATATCCGATATGGAATTTGATAGTTGTGGTAAACTTTCTAATCTTGATTCGTTGCGCGAAATGTATTCTAGAGCCGGTTACAAATTACCTTCAGTGGTATTTTGGAACGTAAACGGTAGACTGAATAACGTTCCGGCTACAATGAACGATAAGGGAGTGGCTCTTGTAAGTGGGTTTAGCCCTTCAATACTGACGTCAGTTCTTGATGGTACAGTTACAGATCCGGTATCGATGATGCTGAAGGTGATTAATTCACCGCGGTACGAACAGGTAGAGCTGTAAATAATAGGTGTAGATAATAAAAATCTACACCTTTTTTTTTATTTTTTATTCACCAATTTTAACACCATGTCAAAAATTATAATCTCATGCGCTGATCTTGTTAAAAAGAGCGCGATGGCCATAACTTACACTCGTTTAAAAAAAATAAAACCTGTAGTAACTCCTCGTATGATTGTAGGAGATAAATCGGCAAAAGATAAATCAAAGTCTCATCTGATAGAACTTGTAGGTACTTTAAAAGTAAACTCTGATTTTGATTTAAAATACACGTTTGACGAAATTGTAGATAATCATGATCATTTTGTTCTTATAGAACACAAATACTTTGATGGTGATGAAATAGCAGATTGGTTTCTTAAGTCCTCGTTATTACAAACAGCTTTTTATGACGCGTTAGTTACTCTTAACAATAATAAAACTTACATAACTGCAGATTACGAATTAGCTAAAGATAATCCTCGATATGAAATTATTATCGATAAACCGGTTGTATCTATCTTGGATATTAAAGACAAGAAGTACTCTATAGAAGTAACCGATGCTCCTAAACTTGTAGGGTTTTATCTTAAAAAAGCCCAGGCTACATTTGATTACACCCAGGCTAGGTTACACGATGACTTCTATAAGAGTAAAGAGTACGAAACACTGAGTCCTTTTTTTACTTTTAAACTTTTATCATGACACATATAGAAGAAACGTATCACAAAGTTTTAGAAATTATCAAATCTCTCGATTGTTTTAAGTTAGTTAAAGAGTGTACTGAAGGTGATTTTATTTATCTCTCTTTTCAAAACAAAAATGATCAATTAAATCCAAAAATAGAAATCATAAAAGATTATGTATCTCAAAATGGTTATAAAAACGCTACGGATTTTGTTACTGAAAAGGGTATGAAATATCATCGAAGTCGTTATCATACTATTGGCTATGATAAACTTAAAGATAAACTTAGTTACAAAAAATTTTACTCCGGTTATGGTATAAATAAACTCTGTAATATTTATCCTTTTAGATAAAATTGTCCGATTATAACAATAACTCCTCGTCAGGTATATTCTTTTACAAAAATTCATCGTAACAGGCTTATTAGAGTTTATAATAATTGTTATATTTCTTTTGATAGATCTTCACTTAATTTATTAGATCGATTAGAACGAGTTATTATCAATATCTATGAAGGAAGGGATGTATTTAGCAGAAGGCTTGTGCCGGTAAGTAGTAAACATTACCAAAACGGTATAAACGACAGTCACGTTATCGATAATCTTTTAGGTTATAAAGTTTCAAAAACACTTTCTCGCTTTAACTTTTCTATTGACGATTATTATCATTTAGTCAATGTAATCAAACGTATGAAGAATAAAAACGATTTTAGAAGTGTAATAAATACTTTAGCAAAAATTCCTATAATTCCTGAGTATATTGATTTTAAACATGTTCTTTTTACTACTATGGGATTTACTAATTATGCAGCGCATATTTATACGTTTTCTGATTGGTTACGTGAGATTTATCATCTTAAACTACCGTTTAATATTAAAATTAGATCCTGGAAAAGAATCGAGGAGGAACATCGTAGAAACTCGAGTCTAATAGGTCTTAAAGGTATTCCGAAAGAATTAAAACCTGACACTTGTTTTTTAAAGTTATTTGAAAGTTTTAATCTATATCCGGTAGAAATAATTGATACTAAAGAGCGTATTATTGAAGAATCGTGTATTAATGACCACTGTGTTGGTAGAAATAATTATTACGCTAGGAATATAATTGACGGAAACATAGGTATTTATTCTGTTTTATGTGCTGATCAAAGGTTTACTCTTACTGTAAATAGATATTTTCAAATCCAATAATTTAAAGGATTCAGAAATTGCGAAGCACCTGTCGGTTTAAAAAGTGTTCTAGAAAATTATTTAGAAACCAAGATAAGTCATTTAAAAGTTAAACATCAAATTGTAACTAATGAAACAGAGAATTTCGATAACGTTAGATTCTGAAGCAATTGAGAAAAAATTGATGGAATGTTTAAAGAAAGGTTTTGATAATCCTAAAATAGCTTTTTCATTTATAACTGAACTTTTAGAAAATACTAGAACTGAAGAAACATTTATTAAAATGTTAAGCGGATTTGATATTATTTGCAAATATAAACCAGGAGATAAGGTTTTACTACCTTATTCTTCTGGTCCTAGTTGGAGATATAAATCTAATCAAGAAGAACTATTGTTTAAAAATTGTTTTAGAGCTGTGGTTAATAGTGTGTCTATGAGTAAAAACACGGTTAATATTCAATTTAGTTATTTTAATGATAAAGGTGAACTTTATAGTGATGAATACGAAGTTGCTGAATACGTTTTATCAAAAGATCATACAGATCTTGAAAATGATATTGATGAGTTTTTAAGTAAAAGTTAGCGTTATAGTACAACAGAAATTAGTATATTTAGTACAATTTGTTAGATAACAAGTAAGTTTGTATTAAATGTTTTTGTGTATAAATGTTGTATTCATTACCTAACGGTAGAACGATAGAAATATCTCTTGAAGAGTATCTTAGTTTAACAGATCAAGATATACAGGATATCATCGCATCAAATTCAGGATACAACGTAGCGTCACCTTTCTTTAATTCCTCTATTTCTCAGAAATCACGTTTAAAAACAGACACTGAAATTGATAAATCTATCGATTATTCAGAAGAACTTGAAGATGGCTGCGTATCCCAGGGTATAAATCAAATAATAAATACCTTAGACATATTATCTTCTGATCCGCAAGAAATGCCGGAAATACTAATAGAACCTCCTCATCAAGAGGAAGAATAAAATCGTTTCATTTTTTTAATCACAAAAATCAATTCAAATGGCTGTAAAAGTGTCATCTGATGCAGCGGGTAATGTAATTACTCCTACATCTAATCCTGAGTATGGTTACATCAGAGTAACCGAAACCCGTAATCTTATTGATGAAAGAGGTTTTTTAAGACCTCAAAAATTAAGTGCCTTGGTACTAGGTCTAAAAGACGATCTTAAAAACCTGGGATGGACTGCCGGTAAAGAACTTTCCGGTAAAATCATTATCAAAGAATCTCTCATGCCGTTCAACAAAAAAGAACCTGAGAATGATTACAAAGTTGCCGGTAACACAAACGTTGTATGTTGTGTCGGTGATCAGCCTATTTATCGTAAAACCTTCTATGTTCAAAATACAAACATGGAAGATGTATTAATCGCTCACACTAATAAAGAGCAAATAGTAGCTGCTTACGAAGAGAGTATAACTCTTCTTTCTCAAAACAATCCAGAGTTTTCTGATAACTTGGATTTAGACGAAATTTAATATAATACCTGCAGATACGGTGGAGAGTAATATCTCCACCTTTTATTCACCACAAATCTTAATCAAAAATGAAAACAATTGCTAATAATATTAGTGATTTGAAAAAAGTCATAGATAACTATCAGACTTTTAATCACCCTTACAAAACAGAAGTACCTTTTGAATCTTATCATTTATCTAAAATTCAGGAAAAGTATTACAAGGAAGCTTTATATGGTATAAATTCTTACCCAGAAAAGGTTTTGAGTAACATGTCAGATTTCGAAAAGAAAAGAATTTC